CCACATCAAAGGATTTGCACAACAACAATGATTTTTTATCTTGACTTCTAATCCAAATTTCCATCTTCAATTACCTCCTCATAGGTTTGTTCAAAAATATCTGGCTTGCATGGATAAAATTCCCCTTGTATACCTTTAATAATGTAATCACCATAATCAACTCTCATTGTTCCTTCTAGCGTGTCGATTGCAATATCAACTAGCATTTCCTTTAACGTCCTCTTTATATCAAAAAGTTCCACACATTCTTCGATCAAATCACTACCAACAAAATTACGTATTTCTTCTAAATTACTTCCCGTCCACCGAACTGCTTCCACAACTACAGGTTTCTTTCTATATTTAGGCATTATTTAACCCTCCGATTCCATAATTTTATTGCCTTATAGGGTTTAGCATTACACTGATCATTATCAAACGAAGTAATACTTCCACATACACTACATTTAATAAAAACCAAACCTCCAAATCCTTTGTAGGAATTTACTTTACTGCCACAAAATGGACATGGCTTCAATTGATTGTCAATGTTATCTTTTTTCATTTTTAATCACCTCACAATTACTTAATATTTCATCAATTTTCCATGGTTTTTCATCCACCCATTTAACAAAACTAAATGTTGACTCGAACATGCGTACACAATCACCACCACTGCCCCACATCAAATCACACTTTTTAGGTCGCTTTTCAAATCCATACAATACGTTAGTTTTATCTCTTGCAATAAAGTGGTATTCATTTTCCTTAGCAACTTTTAAATATTCATACTCAAATCGAGTAAGTTTAATCGGTTCTTTATATTCTTCTAATAATTCCAATAATGATAATCTCAAGCATTTTGAGCAATTTACATTACCTCCTCTATAACAGTTAACACTGTAATTCTGATTTGTTGCAATCTGAGCTAAATAACACCGTAAGGTATTATTTTCGTCATAAAAATTTTTAATCTCGTCTTTAATCTTTTCTATCTTTAGCATTCTCTTCATCCTCCAATTCCCTATATCTTTCTTCAAGAGAATTCAATATAATAAAACAACCTAAAATAAATAAAAATGCTACTGTAAGTATGGTTAGTAATATGTTTAACATTTCTATTTACCTCTCCAAATTTCTGCAAAAATTCTAATGGTAACAGCCAGGGCTAGAAGCCCCAGTGTTACACTTACCAATCCGATTAATATTTTAACCATTTGTTACATTCCTTTATCAAAATAACAGTCTCCGCATACTGCATAGCCAAAACCGATATGATCATGAATTTTGTGTGATGTATACGCATCTCCGTAAGTTATTTTTTTACCGCAGCACGCACACGATACAATTACATCCATATCATTTTCATATTTACTTGATCCTTCTGGTAATTCATAAGGATCATACGTACCTTTTGTTTCGTTCCATATTCTTGCTTGCATTTTAATACCTCAGTTTAGTGTGTTTATTAAGCACAATACTTTTATTTTTTTTACGACATTTAACATTCTTTTGTGCTTGACTATATTTGTATGTTTGTTCTTCTTTTTCTTTGATTATTTTATTTGGATCTATCTCTGGCCAGAAACATTCTCGGCACCCTGATTTGCGATTTTTCCATAAATAAAATCTCTTGTATTTTCTTAGTAAAGTCCACATTTTCTATACCCTTATGTCTTTCAGCTTTTTATTTAACGACCGCATTAGTTTGTAAGGAAACTCGTTTTTTTGAAGATACTCAAACCATTTTTGCGAGTTAGTAAATCCCTTTATTCCACTAAAGTTAGTGTGTGAATACGGTGTAGCAATAACTCTATTTAATGCTGCTACATAATCATTATTGAATATTTCTTTTTTTGCAGATCCCATACAAATTGTATTTTCAGTTAATTCATTCGGCATTGGATATTCATACAAATTGGTTTCTAAACCCTCGTATTCTTTGTAAGAAAAAGCCGTTATTTTTTTTATTTTTGAATCATGATGATGAACAATATAAATTGCATTCGGAAAATTAATCATGTAGCTTTTATCAAATAAAGTCACGATTCTTTTATGTTCCGGTTGTCTTATTACTACATAACGGAAGTTAGCAGCTATTATTTGTTTGTCTAAAATAGTTATTCTTTCACTTGTGTTTTCGGTATATCCATTGTTTACAAGTGTTGAAACAAGAGCTTTAACAGATATATTTTTAAAAACTACTTCATTTCCTTTTTTTATACAAAGTTCAGCATCACGATTGTTCGAATCAAATCTAACTACCATTTGGCTCATATTATCACCTCGTTTTCAGTTTCTAGAATTTTTATTATTGCAGTAATTAAATCATCTCTTTCATAATCACTTATCAATGGCAGCTGAAATTCCTGGATTAAAAACTCTATTTGTTTGAAGCTCTTTATTTAGATCCTCTATTGCATTTGCTATAATGCTTGAGTCAATATATTGATCATAAAACCCTGAAGCTTCTAAATATGTATACTCCATAAGCAGGAATTGTCCATTCTCCATATAAAACCCTAGTTGATTACATAATGCATAAAATGAACCGTTCGCTTTATAATTCTTTCTTAATCGCCTTGCAAGCGATTTGTTATAAATTTTTAAATGATATAACCTAAATCCGATAGTTTCAGCACAGTAACTATCTAATTTTCGTTCTTCACCATCGACGTAATAACATTCGTTTTGTGCTTCTTTATAGAATCTGTTAATGTGTTTTCTTACTTGCAATGGCATATTATTAGATATATTAATAAATTCTTCATTTTCTTCGTCATACATATATCCAAGTACACCATCAACTTCATCTAAGACAAAATCATCAGACTTAATAAAGCTTTGAAAAATATATTGGTATATATTGGAATTAAACAGATCGTTAAAAACATGTAAATTTAAAAGTTCTAAATCTTGTTCATAATCAATAAATATTTCTCCGAGTGAGTCTGCATATTCCTCAAACGTATCTATACAATCATCAGATTCCAGCTGATAGCCAATTATTGCTTCAATTAGTGTTAAATCATTGTTTTTGTAATTATATTGTTTTTTAGTAAAATACTGTCTCAAATCGTTTGACAACCTGAACACCTTCTTTATATCCTGATTTTAATAATGCATGACAGTGTTCCAATACTGCTACTGCCATTTTTGCATTAGTAACAAGATATTGAATATTTCCATTAGCAGCTTGATCTTGGCAAGATACTTCATCGGGATGCTTATCTTCATCTAATTTGTATACTTGACTTCTTAATTTCCCAGTAATCACACCTTGCTTTTTCGATACCGTATAAACATTACCCTCGTATTCGCTATTTGCGGAATCAATGTAATAACAGTATTTCAAATCCTTGTCATTTATTACTTTTTCAATAATTTTTCTAGTCTTGTCATTGTCAACACACCCAAGAATTACTGGTATATATGCTTTATAACTTTTTATTAAATTAATTAAATTTTCATCATTTATGTACTGATCCATAAAAATACAATTAGTATCGTAAAGAGAATTTATTTTTCTTGATAATGCAACAGCTTTATTATCTCCAACATCCTGTTGCTGATATCCTTGTCTTACTATGTTTTTCTTTTCAACTACATCACCATCAATAAGGCACATTCTATTTCTAGTATCTGTTAGTAATTTTGGAAGATCCAATAATGACCCGGTTCCTCCAACACCAACAATGTAAAACATATATCTCATAGTCAATTACCCCTTTTTATGCTGTTTTGCATTTGCAACAACGACATTATCATCCTCAATATATGAATACTCCATTGTTCCGGAAAATTCATAGTGTTTGTGTGCCAGCATAATTTTAGTAATTTCAGATTCTTTATACGTTTTCCCTTCTTCAAAACCATAGTTGTCAATGTCAATTAAACAACCTTCACTATAAATATTAAACGGATAAAGATAGCCTGCTTTTTCATTCTTAGTTGCTTTTGTTTTAGAAGTTTTAGTTTTCTTCTTTACTTCTTTTTTCGGTTCTTCTTTAACTTCCTTTTCAGGTTCGTTTACTGCAGCTTCATTTTCAACAACCTCAGCTTCTTTAATTTCTTCTTTTTGTGGTTCTTTAACTTCTGTTTCTTCTTTTAATAAATCAAACAATCCCATAAATCTTTCCTCCTTTAAATCGACTGCATGGTCAATCCTATTTCTTCAATTACAACAATAACTTTATCCTCTTCACCAAAACGTTTCATAGCCACCTGATCTA